ACACAAAAACTTCAAGAAGTCAAATTAAATGTATTTAATGACTTTCTGAAAAATTTATAATATATAAATACTAGTTAAACAGTTTAAATTTATATTTAAAATAGGGAGTGATCTAATGTCAAATTTAGAAAACACAATAGAAGAAGTAATAGCTGAGGCATCATTGCCTAAAGCTAAAGCGGGCGCTGTTAAGCCAGACGACAAGGCACCTGAACACGATGCAAAAGCAGCTGAAAAAGCTGGTGATGCTACGAAGAAAGCAAAAGCACCTGGTGGTGACAAAGCTTCTGAAAAAGGTGGTGAACTCAAAGACGGCGAAACAAAAGTAGAGAAAGGTAAAGCTGTCAATTTCGAAGATATCGAAGCTGATGAAGATACAATCTCTGAAATGGGCATGGAATCCAAATCTGGCATGTTAAAGGCTATGGTCTCTAAGATGAAAGAAATGGACATGAAAGAGTTGAAAGCAGCTTGGAATAAAATGAAAGAAATGTCCAAAATGGAAGACGAAGATGGCGATGAAGCTACAAGCGAGTCACTAAGTCGTAACGCACTTATCAGAAGTGTAGTAGAAAATCTTAAAGATAGTTCAGTCGAAGAAGTCGCTGACTTCATGGAAAGTATGGAAATTGTTGAAGAAGAAGATTCAGTTGAAGAAGCTAAAACAACAAAAGAAATGGACGACATGGATAAAGATGACGAAGAAGAAGAAGAAGAAGATGAAGAAGTCAAGAAAGAGTCTTACGACATTGACATGACAGACGACATTGACGCTCTTGTTTCTGATGAAGATTTATCAGAAGATTTTAAATCTAAAGCTAAGACAATATTTGAAGCAGCAGTTTCAGCTAAAGTAAAAGAAATTACAGTTGAAAAAGAAGCACAGTTAGAAGAAGAATTGGAAACTAAAGTTGAAGAAATCAAAGATGATTTAACTGAAAAAGTAGATTCTTACTTGAACTATGTATCTGAAAGCTGGGTTCAAGAAAATGAATTAGCAATTGAGAGAGGATTAAAGTCCGAACTCACCGAAGATTTCATAAATGGTTTGAAAAAACTATTTGAAGAACATTATGTTGAAGTACCAGAAGACAAGTTTGATGTAGTTGAAGAACTAGCAAACAGACTTGACGAAATGGAAGATAAGTTGAACGAAGAAGTTGCAAGCAACATCACAGCTCAACAAGATATCGAAGAACTTCAAAGAGAAAAAATTATTAGCGAAGCCACTAGTGACTTAGCTGATACACAAGTTGAGAAGTTAAAAGCTTTATCAGAAGATGTAGATTTCGAAAGTGTTGAGAATTTCGTAGAGAAAGTATCAACATTGAAAGAATCCTACTTCGGAATTGAAAAAGTTGAAGCTGTCTCAGACGATAGCGCTGTAGTTAGTGAAGATGCAGATTTTTCTGGAGCAGGCGATGTAGCTCAACCAGTTAATGAAGGCATGGCACAATATACTGCGGCTTTAACCAAGTTTGCTTCTTTAGACAAGTAAACTTAAATAGGGAGAGATAAACAAATGTTTATGTCAGAAAACTTACAAGAAAAATGGGCACCAGTCCTCGAGCACTCCGATCTTCCTAAGATCGAAGATAGCTACAAGAGAGCTGTAACATCCGTTATTCTTGAAAACCAAGAAAGAGCGATACAAGAAGAAAGAGGAGCCATGAATGAGGCCCTTGGAGCTGGTACTGGTACAGTAGCTGGAGCACCTGGTGGTGTAACTGCAACTGCAGCAAACTGGGATCCAATTCTTATATCTCTAGTTCGTAGAGCAATGCCAAACTTGGTAGCCTATGATATCTGTGGTGTTCAACCTATGACAGGACCTACTGGACTTATCTTTGCTATGAAAGCAAGATATGTTGACAGTACTACTGCTGTAGATAGAACTGAAGCCATGTTCAACGAAGCTGATACAGACTTCGCTGGAACAGGTACACACGCAGGAACAGATCCTTTTGCATCTGGTTCAGCTAACACAGCTATCCAAACTGGTTACACAACTGGTACAGGAGTTGCAACAGCAACTGCTGAGATTGATTCTACAATCCCAGAGATGTCGTTCACGATTGAAAAAGCTACAGTTACAGCTAAAAGCAGAGCGCTAAAAGCTGAGTACACAATCGAACTCGCACAAGACCTTAAAGCTATTCATGGCTTAGATGCAGAAACAGAATTAGCAAACATTCTTTCTGGTGAAATCCTCGCGGAAATCAACAGAGAAGTTGTTAGAACTGTTAATGATCAAGCTAAGATTGAAGGTGTTGCTTCAGAAGCAAACCTAACAGGAACAGCTGTTGACGGTCAATTCAACTTAGATACAGATTCTTCTGGAAGATGGTCAGTTGAGAAATTCAAAGGTCTAATGTACCACATTGAAAGAAACGCAAATGTTATTGCAAGACAAACACGAAGAGGTAAAGGTAACTTTATTCTTTGTTCGTCTGATGTAGCTTCTGCTCTAGCAATGGCTGGTGTATTAGATTACACTCCAGCTTTATCAACAAACTTAAATGTTGATGATACTGGTAACACTTTCGCTGGTGTTCTTAACGGAAGCCTAAAAGTGTATATCGATCCATATTACGCAAGTGTGTCTACAAGACCTACAGGCGTTAGTGCTGGTGAAGGATATTGTACAGTCGGTTATAGAGGAACTAATCCTTTTGACGCTGGTGTATTCTATTGTCCTTATGTACCATTACAAATGGTTCGTGCAGTTGGTGAAGATACTTTCCAACCAAAAATCGGATTCAAAACTAGATACGGTATGGTTTCAAACCCATTCGTAGGTTCTACTCCGTCTTCTGGATTGGCAGCAACATCTACCAACTCTTACTACAGATCATTCGAAGTATTAAACCTTCTGTAAGTCGTAGTATCTAAATCATAATCGATTTCAAAGACCCTCGAATGAGGGTCTTTTTTTGCTTATACATCTTTTAAGTGTTATAAATATATACATGAACAATAAAACTTCAACACCTGACGGTAGATGGAACTGGTATGGTATCGAAGAAGAATACATTAAGGAGTATAAAATGAATGAAGGTGGAATGATTGAATTTGATGAGATGTATCACGAATTCAGACATGAAAATAGAAAAGCAGAAGTCGGAAAATTAGACGGCGTATGGGGTATCAGAATGTGGGAAAATATGGTCTGGCAGAAAGACGAATTAATCCCAGAACACAATGAACTCTACGCTGAGAATGCTGCTGAAAACTATGTATTCGGAATAAAGAACTAATATGGCTCAAGCTAATTGGACAAGTAATCAACCAACAAATTTAAACTATCTAAGTCCAGTAAACTTTGATCTAGCGATCAATAAGTTACCTAAGACTAGATATTTTTGTACAGGTGTGACATTACCTAGTGTGACAATGAGTGAAGCTATTCAAGAAACTACACTAGCCATTCAATCAGCTTTACCAGGTGGTAAAATTACATTTGATCCATTGACAGTCAAGTTTGTTGTTGATGAAGATATGACAAACTATCAAGAAATCTTTAATTGGATTATGGCTTTAGGTCCTGGTCACGATACTCAAGATTTTATTAATTTAGTAGAAGCTCAGAAAACAACAACAGGTAAATTTAGTAATGCTAAGTTTGAAAATATGTATTCTGATGCTACTGTTATTGTTAATACATCAGCCAACAACGCTAATATAGAATTTATGTTTAGTGATTGTTTTCCTGTGAGTCTTGGAAGTATTGATTTTCAGACTGATGCTCAAGGTGTTGAATACGCCGTATGTGATCTAACATTGAAATTTACTTTATTTACAGTAAAAACTAGTACTTAAAAAGTACACTATATAATATATACATTATGAATTTAAAAGAAATCCAAGAGATGTGGAAAAGTGATTGTAAGATAGATGATATCGAACTTGACGCTTCTTCACTAGAAGTACCAAAACTACACGCCAAATACGCTGAACTATTATCAGAGAAGAAACTCGCTGTCATTCGTTATGAAAGACAAATGAAAGAACTCAATAAAGATAAATGGTTATGGTATGGTGGTAAAATGTCCAGAGATAAAATTGAAGAAAAGAGTTGGGATTATGATCCGTTTGACGGATTGACAGTTCTAAAATCTGATTACGATAAATTTACTGGAGCTGATAAAGATATACAAGATTTAAATGATAAACTTGAGTATCTCAGAATAACAGTTGAAGTGTTAACAGATATTGTCTCACAAATTACTTGGAGACATCAAACAATAAAGAATATTATAGAATGGCGGAAGTTCATGGCAGGCTCATAGTAGCCAAATCAGACGAAGTATATCTAAAAGTATCAGCAGAAGACTCAATTCGAAAAGAACTCTCAGAGTTTTTTAAGTTCAAAGTACCTGGTGCTGAGTTTATACCAGCTGTAAGAAAGAGATTTTGGGACGGATATATTCGTCTTTTCAATCTTAATACGAATCAAATCTATCTAGGTTTGTATGACTACCTGAAAGAATTTTGTGAAGAAAGAAACTATTCTATTGAAGGATATGAGAAAGATACTGATATATTTACAATAGAAAGATTCGAAGAAATCGTAAAAGATAT